AGCTCTCGGCGTACTTAACGGCAGCGGTAATATACAACTGCAAAAGCTCATCGTCTGCCGAGTGTTCAAGAATGAGGTTAGCTTTGACTTTTTCAAGTAGTGTCATACCGCCACCGTCCTTTCCGTATTCTTAGCTGTCTGCCGCCATTAGCCCTGCTGTTTTTAGTTTGGTTAGGAGTGAGTTGAAATCCGAAAGGAGTCCTGGGATATCCTCCGCAACGCTTGCAACCTGATTTTGAACGACGGGGATCTCTGGCACGGTGGGATAGGTCGGAACATAAAGGATGCCATCCGGTCCGATCTTGGCAGGGATACTATCTGTTTCGGTTTTTGTGGCTGCCTTGATCCCGCCCAGCGTGGTTTCGGTAGCAGCGGACAACTCTGGAGAAGGGAGCCCCGTTACCGAAGCCCCCTCCTTGATTTCCAGCGTGCCGCCAATGACGGTCTTGTCGCCGCCCTGCTCGGTGTAGTTTTTGACGTTACTCATTTTTTACTCACCTCACGCTTTCATCTGCAGGACCTGGATTGATTCGGGCAGGATCAGTTTGCCATCGACTCGCTGGGTGGCCCTGAAGCCGACCTGACCGTTGGCGGCGTACAGTTCATTCAACCGCTGGAACGACCGGCCCTGGCGATCGGCGATCCAGTAGTGGCTGAAGTCACCGAAAGCAATAACCTTCGTGGCCGAGGCGATGGTCGGGACATTACCAGACGTGAAAAGCGGGCGGTTGAGGATGGTGTCCGGATCACCAGCGGACAAAGACGGCTGCCAGAGGTATTGTCCCTGCCCGTCTTTTAGCTTTCGAATCGCTTTGACAGTGGCGTCATTGGTGACAAAGACCGCGGTCTTGCGATACGGACCTTTCAGGGCGTGGTACAGATCGATCACCTCATCGACGGTGATCGCGGTGGCCGAGGCAGCAGTCACCCCTATCTGAGCACCGCCGGTCGCGTTGAAAATACCGGTCGGTTTGCCGGAGCCATCGCCGACAAAGAAGGCTTCTTCCTCTTTGACACCGATCCGGCGACCAAATTCCCGGGCGATGTAACTTTCCAGGTTAAAAACACTGTCGTTCAAGAGTTCTTCGGAAACCTTGATCATGGTCGCCAGTTTATAGGCGCCGATAATGACCTGGGTGAATGCATCGTCCGAATCCGGGATCAGCCCCTCCTCATCGACCCAGCTGGCAGTGCCTTTGCTGGCCACAACCGGGATCTTGCGATCGCCGGAAGAGGTGGAGATGACATTTGCCAGCTTGCGGAAGATGTTTTGCTCCTCCAAAGCCGAAATCAACTGGCGCTCGAACTCGTCCGGAACCAGATAACCGCCTTCGGTGTCGGTGCCCACTTGCAGGGCGTTCTGGACATCAAAGTGGATCTTGTTGCGCATGGCCTTCCAGAAAGCGGATCGGTATTCATCCGAAGCGCGACCGGTCTTGGTGTCCTGACCGGTGCCGTTCGGGACGTTGCGGATCGGGCTGTTGACCGGCTGGTTCAGTTCCAGATCCAGTGCCCGCTGGCGTTCCAGGCGATCAATCTCTTTGCCGAGACTGACAACCTCGGCTTCCATCTTTTCATACACGGTGGTGTCTTCGGCGCTGATCAGGCCGTCCGTGCCGCGCTTGCTGTCGAGGAATGCTTTGGCAGCGTCCCAGGCTTTGGCTCTCTTTTCACGAAGTTCCAAAATCATGTTCATAAGTAGGTGCCCTCCTTTAAGGCTGAATCAAAAAGAGCCGCTTCTCAAGCGACTCTACGGTGGTGGATGGGATGTGGGTTTCCGGTTGCGGTTCAGGATCCGGTGATTTGGGCCGTTGCGGTAGTTTTTTCAAGAGCGAGTTGGTCACGGAGAGGTTACTGAAGATGATCCCTTCGCTTTCAGGCGCATCCTGAGCATTCGTAAACAGAATCCCATCGGCAAACCCCAACTCGACCGCCTTTTTCGCATTGAACCAAGTTTCGTTATCCATCAGGTGCGAGATTTTGGCGCGGGACATGCCTGTTTTTAGCTCATAAGAGTTGATGATTGATTCCTTGACCTCGCTGAGCATGGCAATCGCCTTTTCCATCTCAAGGGTGTCACCGAATGCGATTGTCATTGGATTATGAATCATCAGCATACTGACCGGTGACATCAGAACCTCGCCCCCGGCCATGGCGATGACTGACGCAGCACTGGCAGCAATGCCATCGATCTTGATCGTTACTTTGCCGGGGTATTCCATGAGCATGTTATAGATTTGAGCAGCGGCGAAGACATCCCCGCCTGGACTATTGACCCAGATGGTGATGTCGCCGGACTCGTTCATGAGCTCGGCTTTGAACTGCTTTGGGGTGACCTCATCGCCGTACCAGCTCTCTTCAGCAATCGGTCCCTCCAGATAGAGGGTTCGGCCATTTTCGTTCTTGATCCAGTTCCAGAATTTTCGATTCAAAGGTTGTTTCCTCCTTCAGTTGTTGTTGATTCACTGCGATCCTCCAGCGCTTGTGACGACTGATATTTCTGTGTCCAGGCACCTGCATTTGCCATGTCAACGAAATTTCCATTGACTAAGTACTTCGAGCCGCCTTGATCGTCGGGGATCAGGTTCATTTCCTCTAAACTTCTAATGTCATTCGCTGACATGACCCCGTTCTGCCGCATGATCTGATAGAACGCCGCTCTCGATGCGGCATCGCCCCTTAGTCTGCCATTCAGATTAAACTTGATTTGCAACTGGGACTTTTCACTCTGCAACAGAAGGGATTTCTGCAGCGACTGCTCAATTCGTGTGACCCACGGAACGATCGTGTTATCAATGAAGCTGATCGATTGATGCTCGATGTTGGAGAATGTGGCTCGGTCGAGACTAGCGACCAGGTGAGGGGGGACCCGGAAAATTCGGCAGATCTCCTCGGTCTGATACTTTCTGGTTTCCAGAAACTGGGCTTGGTCAGGCGGGATCCCGATCGGGGAGAACTTGACGCCTTCTTCCAAAACAGCGATCCGGTGGGCGTTGCCACTGCCCTGATACACCGCGTTCCAGCTATCTCGCAGGCGCTTGGGGTCTTTGACGATGCCAGGATGTTCCAGGACACCGCCGGGGTTGGCACCGTTTGAGAAGAACACAGCACCATACTCCTCAGCCGCTATCGACATGCCGATGGAGTTCTTGGCCATTGCGATCGGGGAGTACCCGATCAGGCCGTCGAACCCAAGACCCGGGATATGCAAGACCTCCTCGCTTCTCAGAACGTACAATCCACGATCCGTCTGATAGTGGTAGGTGATCTCTCCGGTAGCCGCCCGATCTACCAGCATTTTGTCGGGGAGAAGTGGGTAGAGTGACAACACCCGCCCTCGACCATCCCGGATGATCTGAGCATAGGCATTACCCCAAAGTAAAAGATGACTCATCAGTGTTTCTCTAAACACGAATGAAGTCATCTCTCGGTTGGGTTCGCTATGCAGCAGATAGTACAACGGGTGGTCCAGGGCTTTGTCTTTACCACGATCTGTGTACCGATAGGTATGCAGTGGCAAGCTGGCGATCGTTTCTGACAGGATCCGAACGCAAGCATAAACGGCTGTGGTTTGCAGGGCTGTCCGTTCGTTGACGGTCTTGCCGCTGGGAGTGCTGCCGAAGAAAAAGCTGTAGGTATTGCCCAGAATTGAATTTTGGGGCTTATCGCGGGCTTTGTTGAATACATCAAATAAACGCAAAATCATCCTCCTGTGGTTTTCTAAAGGCAGTCTTCTTTTAAACGAGCTCTGTTCACTTACAGTACAAGCCGCTCATATAAAAGTGCTAGTGTTTGATATTATTGAACCGCCAACAGATCGTCACGGACGTATTAGCAGGGCTGCGCGTTTCTGCTGCGGTTCTATCTTTGATTAATTGTGTACTGTGATAATATGAAGGGGAAACTGTACCGATGTTCGCTTCGGGCGTATTGGCAGGGGCTAGTTCACCTGCTCCAGCGGCAAGGTTTCTTGGGAACCGTCCCATCGCGCGTTTTGGACGTAGAGGCAGGGGTTTTGGCATCTGCTGCTGTGGCTAGGTTCCCTTTTCTAATATGGTTGACCAATTTCCATCAAGGGTTTACTCTTTGCTCAGAACCAGTTTGATAAAGCCCAACGGCAATTGGAGCCTAGTACGCTTTTTCGAATTGGTTCTTTTTTATTCTCCGGGTTGTTTGCTCAGGTCATAAAAACAGGAGTCCGCGTTCGTCATAAACCGAGCCGCCAAGATTTCCTCCGTTCCGAATAGCCCGATCGAGAGCCATGATCGTCGCTACAGCGCCGTCGATTTTCTCAGTGCTCTTTTCCTTGTCCGGCTTTATGTTTCCAGCTGGATCCGTCTTGATGAAAATATTGTCCAACATCCAGCGCAGGACCGGGTGACCGTTGTGCGCGATTTTTTGTTCAAGGGTTAATTTCATCAGTTCCTTAGTCGGCGGCGACATATCTTTGTAGCCTTGCCCGAAAGGAACAACTGTGAAACCAAGCCCTTCCAAGTTCTGGGTCATCTGAACAGCCCCCCAACGGTCAAAAGCGATCTCCCTGATGTTGAACTTTGTACCGAGCTCATCAATGAAGCTCTCAATAAACCCGTAATGGACAACGTTCCCCTCTGTAGTCAGAAGGTATCCTTGTTTCTCCCATAGATCGTATTGCACATGATCCCGACGAACTCGCAAGTCGATGTTGTCTTCCGGCATCCAGAAGAATGGCAGGACCTGGTACTTGTCAGTTGTGTCCTGAGGCGGGAAGACCAGAACAAAAGCCGTGATATCTGTGGTTGACGAAAGATCCAACCCGCCATAACAGACTCGACCTTCCAGGTCCGACATGCTAACCGGAAACGCACAGGCATCCCATTTTGCCATCGGCATCCAGCGCACAGACTGTTTGACCCATTGGTTGAGCCGCAGCTGCCTGAAACTGTTTTCTTCAGCAGGGTTTTGCTTGGCTGACTCACAAGCTGCTTCCACCTTGTCGATGCCGACCGTGATCCCCAGACTGGGATTTGCTTTTTTCCAGACCCTAGGATCGGTCCAGTCGTCGTCTTCCTTGGCGCCATAGATGACGGGGTAGAAGGTGGGGTCAGACTTTCGACCCTCCAACAGATCCAGGGCCTTTTGGTGAGTTTCATAACAGATGCTGTTGGTGTCTGTCCCTGCTGTAGTAATCAGAAAATATAGCGGTTGAGTCCTGGCATCACCGGACCCTTTGGTCATGACATCAAACAGCTTGCGGTTCGGCTGTGTATGGAGTTCGTCAAAGACAACGCCGTGAATATTGAATCCATGCTTCGAGTACGCTTCCGCAGACAATACCTGATAAAAGCTGTTGGTCGGCAGGTAGATGATCCGCTTGGTTGAAGCAAGAATCTTCACCCTTCTGGATAGAGCCGGACACTTCCGAACCATGTCGGCAGCAACTTCAAATACAATCGAGGCTTGCTGTCGATCTGCGGCGCAACCATAAACCTCTGCACGTTCTTCGCCGTCGCCGCAGGTCAAAAGCAGGGCGATGGCAGCAGCCAGTTCGCTTTTACCCATTTTTTTCGGGATTTCGACATAGGCGGTATTAAACTGACGAAATCCATTCGGCTTCAGAACTCCAAACACATCCCGGACAATTTGCTCCTGCCAATCGATCAGCTCGAACGACTTTCCTGCCCAACTACCTTTGGTATGAGAAAGCGCTTCGATAAATTTGACCGCATAATCAGCTGCGGTTTTGTCATAGATACTACCCTCGGTAAGAAAGGGAGTGGGCTTGTACTTTTTTAACTTGTGCATTGAAAATGGGCTTCTCCCTTTCTGGAAATATGGGCATAAAAAAAGAGCCTTCCATTCGAAGTGCTCCGCCAGCAGTCGTCATGTATGTCTCCCGGTCTAACAGGGGTGACTTGGAATCTTTGATCATTTCACATGGATTTCACAGGGCTTTCAAAATGCCGTAACAGACGTCTTGTATATTTGAATTATGAGCAATGAGTTGCTCTTTGAGATATCACCATAAGGGTGAAGCAGCAGAATCCGCAGCGAAATTATGCGAGCGGATTTTTTGTTTTAATGAAAGATATTCTATAAGAAAACCGGCGAATAAAAAGTTATTCTATAAGAAAATTAGTATGAGCTTGATATCGATCCTGTTTATTCACTGATGCTTCACACAAATGATGAATGTGCTTCACAACTCTGAACTAAACTAAAAACAGAGCAGGACAGGAACACGACTTTTTTCATACTTTCTCCTCCATTTTCTCCTCTAGAAGCAAGACCTCGGCGTGGTGTCCGGGGTCTTTGTTTTATTGGTTGTACCGAATGGCCAGGATTTGATCCCTAATCCTTTATCTCATGGCCGAGACCCACTTTCGTGCGTCTCAGAGCATCGACACCAAACACCACACCCAATGTTGATTGGTTGTCCCAGGTACAAAAAATAGTTCCGCCATCGTCGACAAAATCGACGGTTCCCAGATCTCCGGGGTGAAGCTCTGCGAAGGGGTCATCCATATGTATCAGTTCAATTCTGCAACCCTTCGGAAACTGCTCTCGAAGCCGCTTGACCGTTTCCCTAGATGGGTACTTATTCATGAGACACCTCGTTTTCTTCGGCGTCAGCTGATTTGTTGGGACCGCCATTCTTGAAAGCAGAATTGCCGCTTAGGTTACGAAGGAGAATTTTCCTAGTGGTTTTGTAGCCTTCGCCGACGAAACCAAGTCGAATGAGAAACACCCGGAAGGCGAACTTCTCGTTATCGGTCGCTTTCTCCCGAGCTGTCACGCGCTTTTGCTGCTTGGCAGCATTGCATAGGGCTGTTACAAAGCGAGTGTAGGCAGCCACCTCCTCGACTGATGATTGAAATGAAAACCAGGGAAATTGAAGGGTCGTGCTTGTCCGCATTAGCGGGAGACCATCAACACCAATCGCCTTTTTGATCAGGTTGGCTTTACTGGCAATCAGCTTTTCAAGATTCCCGATGCTCTCGTCAGTGAAGCCATCCAGTGGTATTTCAATGGTCAGCGTGTCTGATTCATAAGACCAGTCGTCGGATTCCTGCATGCCGCTTTCGTCCTGATAATCCTCGTGCAGGGTGTGCTCAAAACCCAATCCTTCATCTTCTGTCAGTTCCAGATCCTCAAAGTCAGGTGCCGCACCCAATCCGCCAAGCCCGCTCTCATAGGTATCGGGTTCGTCATATTCACGTTTTGCGGCGCTATATCCTTTCTTATACAGGGCGTCTTCCAAATCCAAGTTGTCTGTACCGGTGACTGTGCCATTTTTGTCGATGTGGTAGCCCCCCACCTTGTAAGCAAATGTTGGCGCTCCGAGATATTCCATCGGGACGTTCAACACCTGACAGATTGTCGCTACCAGTGATTTTCGGGCTGGACCTGCTAAGTCGTATTGAATCCTCATTTCAGTGACCTCCTGTACTTTTTGTTAGTACATACATCACTCTGGCCGCGAGGAATAGCAAGCTATATCGCCAAAGGTTTATACATTCGCGTAAGGGATTTTCTGATCATTCCGGACAAGAAAAACGGAACCGTCGTTGCCGAATTGATCGATGGCCCTTTTGACAATGACATCGCAGTATTTGGGATCAAGCTCGCAGGTGTAGCAGATCCGGTTCATCTGGTCACAAGCAATCAAGGTACTGCCGCTACCACCAAAAGAATCCAGAACAATATCACCTTCCTTACTGGAGTTCTTGATAAAATACCCGCAGAGCCCGACCGGTTTCTTGGTCGGATGATCCGGATTCTTCTGCGGCCGATCGAACTCAACCAAGGTGGTTTGCTTACGATCCGCATACCATGCGTGACTGGCACCGTCCTTCCAGCCATAGAGGATCGGTTCATGCTTCCACTGATAATCCTGACGGCCCATGACCAGCTGGTTTTTAACCCAGATCAGGCACTGGCGAAGTGTATATCCGGCTGCTTTGAACGCACTGCGGAAGTTATATCCTTCGCTGTCGGCATGGAAGACATAGGCCGCAGCACCAGGTTTGGAAAACTCATACATGCGTTTGAACGCCTCTGATAAAAAATGCAGGAACTGCTCGTCCTGCATCTTGTCGTTTTGGATCTTCAGCCCCGTTCCGCCTTCGTAGTCGACATTATATGGGGGATCCGTCAGGATCAGGTCAGCCGACTGGGAATCCATGAGTTTGGTAATGATCCCTATTGATGTCGAGTCGCCACAGATCAAGCGATGCTTGCCAAGCAGCCAGACATCACCCGGTTTTGTCTTCGGTTCATCAATTTCTGAAAGAGCTTTATCAGCATCAAAGTCATCTTCCTTGGTGTCCGGTACGCCAAACAACTTGTTTAGATCAGGCAGATCAAAACCAGTCAGCGACAGATCAAAACCATTGGTATCAAGGTCCTTTAATAGCTCGGTTAGTAAGGGAATATCCCATTCTCCGCTAATTTTATTGAGTGCAACGTTAAGCGCTTTCTCCTTTTCGGAATCCAGGTCAACGACGACACAATCGACTTCCTGTGCACCCATTTGAACTAGAACTTTGAACCGCTGATGACCACCAACGATGTTGCCGGTTCGCTTATTCCAAATGACAGGCTCGACATAGCCGAATTCTTCAATCGACCGTCTGAGCTTTTCATACTCTGGATCGCCGGGCTTAAGATTCTTCCTGGGGTTATAGGCTGCATGATTGATTTTTTCGATAGGAATCGACTGTAGGTTCATTTTACCTCCAACAAAAAACACACTCCAAACGAAGTGTGTCTTTCAAGAAATCAATGGTGTGTATTATTGGACTTTCAGCGGCTCAGTACTAGGATTGGTTTTTATTCTTTCGAAAGAAAATGAGATAGATAATTTCCAGAATGCCGAGCGTATTTACAACTAGTAACACAATGTACCAGGCGGTCTGCTTGTTGCGAGCGGCTCGCCAAAGCGCAAGTCCTTTCCAAATCGCAGCCCAGCTGATCAAAATGTAGAGAAAAGGAGAGTTCGGATTAAGATATTGAATAATGTTTTCCATAGTTCAACCTCTTTTTCAACGTTCGCTTCATTTTACTCCTTGGCCCACTTGATTTCCATTCTACCTTCAACATGGCGTTGCTGTTTTGTAAGTCGTTCCAGCCCACTAATTGCACCCGCCAGATCACCGGCGAATGCTTGACCTCGTAGGGTTTTCTTTTGCTGCGTGGTCAGGGGGTAATTTTTTAGGCTTCGAATGAAGACATTGATTTTGCATTGATCAATTTTCATCACTTTCTTTTTCCCGAGAGAAGCGTTTCCATGATATCGTCTTGCGGATTACCCACAAACGCCGTGGTACAGTTTTGTTTGACGATATCGAAGATCTCATACCAAAGTAGATTTGCCTGCTTCTGAAACGACTGGCTCATCTGAACAAATGGACTGGCAATGGCTCCGCCTGTTGTAGGGTGCCGACCCAGTAAGCCATATAAACTGATCGCTTCTTCGCATTGAATATAACGGGTAAACGCCTGGGCATAGGCTTCAATGAGCCTCGGGTTGATGAATTTATCGCAGCCGCGTTCTTTAAGCCAGCTCCAGGTTTCAATGAACATCTTATCTGCACCGAGGGGCTTGCCGTCTTTTTGTCTGGCACTGAGGTAATCACTGGGTGCAGGCATGTCCTCGCCAAAAAGTTCAACGGCACCATCGAGATCCTCTGTCTCTAATATAGATTCGGGTTTGAGGTCAGGAATCTCAAGGACCTTCGCGGCGCTGCCTCGTGTGACCTTTTCTGCAAGGGCATGCGGTTTGTCACCGGCGCGAACTCGCCTGCCGCCTCGATTTGTTCCGTCTTTTGCCACACCATCACCTCCAATAATCCTTGTGAGGGGTTAATCCCCCGTTTGAACCGGGATTTTTTTGCGCGTTACCCTACGCCTGTTGCCCAGGCTACGTGATTTAGAGATTTAGACCCCCTTGGGGGTGCAAATTTAGTTCTTTGATGATTTAAAGAGGTTAGGATAACAAATTGCAAATATCGTTTTTTGAGAGCCACCCTGTCGGAGATAGTTGAGCCACTTCAGCGGGAAGTTTTGAGTCAGTTTGTGGCTTTAGCCTGAGCCACCCGAAGGGTGGCCCAGGCCGTCAGGTCTAATA